ATGTGTATAAGAGACAGGTGGAGGAACGGGGGGGGTAAGGGATTTCTGGGACAGGAAGAGCTTTCCGCCACGCTCAGCACACGCAACGACCAGTTTCTACATACGGAGGATTCGATGAATGGTTTGACGGTTCGCAGGTTGACGCCGTTGGAATGCGAAAGGCTTCAAGGTTTCCCGGACGGATGGACGGATATTCCGTGGAAGGGGAAGAAGCACGCGCCGGATAGTCCACGCTACAAGGCGCTCGGTAATTCGATGGCGGTTCCTGTCATGAGATGGATAGGTGAGGGCATCCAATTGGTTGAAGACAACAAGGGATTGTTCCAGGAGAACCCCAGTGAGCAGTGACAATCCATCCAAGGAGACGTGCCGCATGGTTGATGATCGTGATGGGAGACGTTGCGTGCGTTGTGGCCGAAGCTTGTATGCGGTTGGTGGTTCCCGGCATCATCGGAAACTCCGTAGCCAATGCACGAGGGTGGAGAAGCATCAAGTGCAGAATCTGATTCTGCTTTGCGGTTCGGGTACGACGGGCTGTCATGGTTTCGTTCACATGCATCCGACTATCGCTTATGAGAACGGCTGGTGTGTGAAATCGTTTCAAGACCAGTTGGAAGTGCCGGTACGGACTTGGCATGGACTCGTGTATCTCACCACAGACGGCAAATATTCATCGACAAAGGAACAATCAAATGACTGACAATATCAATCCATCGCATTACAAGGATGGCCCGTTCGAATGCATCGAACTATCCAGTTTGCTCAGCTTCGACTGGGGTAACGTAATTAAATACTGCTACCGGTGGCGCGACAAGAACGGTGTCGAAGACCTCAAGAAAGCACTCTGGTATGCGAAGCACGCAATCGATAACAACGTGCCGTTCCTTGCCATGTACCTCGGGCCGGACAACGACATTATCACAGCCAGACCCATCAGGCTTCTCGGCATTCTAGAAGCCGAGAACTGGGCCGATCTCGAACCATTCTGGAATGAAATCAAGTGGGGATGTTACAAGAAGGCGGTCAAAGTGCTGGCCGACAAGATCAATGAAATCGAAAAGGATGGTGAGTGATGAACCGGGACCGGGTAATCATCGTCGCGATCATCTGCATGACGATTATCTTCATCGCGTCCACCGTATCGCCAGCCGGTTCCAGCGGGAAAACCGGCGCGGGCTTCCAGATGGAAACCGTCAAGACCGGTGACGTGACATGGGCGTGCTTGAAGCATAACGGCGAATACATCGGCTGCAACACGGTGGAGACGGTCAAATGAATGTTTTCACAGGCAAGACCGGCTATATCATCTGGCCGCAAGGTGATACGGGAGTTCACACATGCCGCGTGTACGACTCACTGGATGAAGCTGTGGGCGCGGCACATTCCAAAGCCGACTTCCACCACAGGCCGTATGAGGTGCTTACTGCTTATGAGAGTCCGGCAAGAACCATCAGAACGATCCTCCCAAGGAGACACCAATGAGCGACAAAGTGAAAGTCGGCACGAGCAAGGTCACGTTCCGTGTGCGCGCGTTCGACTATCCGCAGATCGAGCTTGCATCCGTCGAAGTGGATGTGCCGATGTACACGAAGACGGACAACAAGCTCGACAACATGCAGCAGGGACATGTCACGGCGGACGTGCCGGACGGTTTCAACGAGAAGGTCAAAGACGCATTGCAGGTGTTCGCGGACACTCTACAGGCATCGTTCAACGAAGAAGGAGAGTGAAATGTTGAGAAGCATTGATTTCAAAACAATGCCTTATCTATTCACTGACAAGGCTGGCACTTGCCTGACCGTGGAGTTCGACGGAAGGGAACTGGATGACATCTACAAGCAAGTGAAAACCATGTACGATCAGGCGCACCCGTCGCACCCGTCTGATGATATGCCCACCGAACCGGGCTGGTATGCGACTCGGGATGGTGAAGACCTGTTGAGCTATGACGGTGACGCTTGGCACATTCACAATATCGACTGTGATGCGCAATTGTTCGTTGACGGGGATTTGGAAACGATGGACTGGAGCGTGGTCAAACGCACGTTCGATGCTGACGCTTTCCCGCTGATACCAGTGAATCTTAACGATACATCTCGTGCGGAGCGTCGGTTGACCAACCTTACCAACTTTTTGCACACGCTCATTCATGAGTGTGAGACAGTGCGGGACAACCCATCTTCCGACAAGCATACGAAAGACATCGAGAATGCCGTCTGCGGGACGGGAATCAACTTCGGCAAAGACCTGCTTGCACGATTGGAAAACGGGGTGTTCGACCATGAATGTGCATGACCATATCACCGACTGGCAGCACCTGCCATCGTCATTCCTCGCTGGCAAGCGTGCGATAGCCACCACCGTTGAGGGAACCACTATCGACGGTTTCCTCCAATCGATGACCACGAAGTTCAGTAACGGCAGCGGCAGCATGGTGCAACTGTTTTTCGGGGGAGTGTTCCAGCCGGTCATCATCAGTCTCAACGGTGGTGAGAACCAACTATGCAGAGCATACGATTCGATACTCATACTCAACGAGGTGAAGCGATGAATAACCAATACGCGGTCAGCATCCGTCATATCTACACCATGCCGGATGAGACATTCAATGGATATGAATTGGTCTTATGGCATTGGGACGTGATTGAGAACACTTGGCTTTTCCGTGCCACACGCGACTATCCGATAAGCAAGAGAGTATCAAGGGGAGATGCGTTGTGGAAGGCTCTCGGGGATGCTCAGAAATTGGCGCGGATATTCCAATGCAAGAACTATGCGACCAACGAAGAAGGAATGTGGGACAACAATGACTGACCTTGATGATCGCATCAGCGAGTATGCGAAGTGGATTGAAAGCCGATATGACGACTCGCATGAGCTTCGAGCCAAAGGCAAAAACGGTTACATCGACGGCAAGGCCGACGCCTATGAGAGTTCGCTACGCGAGTTCAAACGCATCTTCAACGTGAAGGAGGAATAGTGAGGAAGCGAATGACTGCTTATTGGTGGGATAAAGACAAAAATGCTGTGGCAATCTCATATAAGGATAACCGCCTGATACTCACCGTCGATGATGCGCAGGCACTCCTTAGACAGCTTGAAATGCTTCTGCCGGAGAGACCGTCACGCGACGAGCCGGAAGAGCCGGGCTTCTACCGGACACGGACTGGCGCATTTCTTCGCAAGAACAAGAACGGAGCATGGAGCGCCCTGTTCATCAATGGCGACCTAATCCCACGCTATTGGAACGATCAGGACGATTACGCGAAGTGGAGGACGGTGCTTGAATGCCTGTATCCTCGTGCGTTCCCGCTTACACCAACCACTGCGCCATATCCGTTGAAAGGGTGAGTGATGTTCGGACGGAAGAAGAAAAAGCAGGAGGAGCCGAAAAGTTACCTCAGATGCCCATACTGTGGTCACGCGCCGATAATTGTCACCGGCAAATGCACGTATCACAATCCACGTCATACTGTCTACCGGTATGAGTGCGACCTTAGGTGCCTTCAAGGCGAGGTGTGTCAGACTGCCGAAGCTGCGTTCGATTCGTGGGTACGCATTGTCGCCCGCTATTACGACGCGGAAAATGCTATCAGACAATTCCGCAAGGAGAGGAAATCATGAGTCTGGCTGATGTTTGCTGGAACATTTCAAGCGTTTTCATCGTCATCACATTGGGTGTGATAGCGATACTCTGCGTGCTCATGCTGTTAGGCGTATTCGTATGCATCTTCGACCATGACGATAACCACAGGAACGATAAGAGCAGTAAGGAATAACAATGGCTACGAACGTGAGTGAAAAAGACAAGACGTTGAACGAGATCATCGACTGGTGCGAGAACCAGCGGAGGAAAATCCTTGCCGACATTGAACCAGCGCCGGGAGAGGATGCGGAAGAAGCCTATGCCGATTTGGAGTCGGTCATCCGGTCTGACAATCCGATAATCAAATATTCCAACGACCTGCTTGATGGCAGTGAGGCTTTCGTGTATGGCGTCATAATGCAAGCTCGACTGCTTGACCATATCATCGACCACTGCCGGTCCATGCTTGGCTATTCCGGCAATATGCCCAGTGAGGTGCCGAATCAAAGCGAGGATGCGAAAAAATGAAATGGAAACCGGATTGGTCGGACATCGCCGAAAACCTGCTGATCGGACTGATGGCGGTGGCTGCGGCCGCAATATTCATTGTCTTCTGCGTTTGCACATGGGAAGAAGTGACAACCGCCAGAACCATCATCATGCGCGACGGAAATCAATCATACGCCTGCACGGTCAGCGACATAAGCCTGGCCCCACATGACTGCAATCCAATCGAGGACGCGAAATGAATAAACGGTACAAGGTTTGTCCACTTTTTTGGAGTGATTACGGCGATGAGCGCACCTTGATGAATATAGGTGTGTTTGAAGAGTTGCTGAACGAGGGTTGGCAGATTCTGCGGGTGGATACCATGCCACCAACGGAATTGCGGAATAACGCCGTCGCAGCGACGAACGTCTACATCCTTGAGAGGGAGGCTAATGATGATTAGTCAATACGACAAGGACATGTGTTGCCTGTATATCGCTGAGGGGATGAGCTACATCTGGCAACAACGATGGAACCAAGAGCTTTCCCGAATACTTGAATCATTGGCCGATAGGAAGCTCATGAAGCGTGTCCATGGCGGGTATGCGATCACACTCAAGGGCCTGTTGGCAGTCAAGGTGTGGAGACTTCACCTGTTCCTGTTCCATCACGATGAATACAAGTACTTCAGGAGGAAGAAATGAGCAGGGCTGAAACCACCGCCATGCTGTCCAAGCTGGTCGAGAAGAGGTTGAGGAATCAGACCGCTTTTTGGGCGAGCGAGGTCAATTTCGACCGTAACACGCCCGACGAAAGGCGCGTGGACTACGTGGGCTTCAAGCCCTGGAACATCAACGGTGAGCCGGTGCCCGCAAGCGTCGAGAAAGGCTGCTTCGAGTTCTACGAGGTCAAGAAGTCATGCATGGCTGACTTCACTAGCGGCAACGGACTGACGTTCTACGGCGATCAGAACTATCTGGTCTGCACGAAGGAACTGTGTGACGAGATCGTATGGCAGAAGATGGTGCCGCCGCGAGTGAACGCGATTCTGACACCGGATTCGACCGGCTCGAAACTGATTCTCGACTATGTGCAGTCCTACAACGACCTGTCATACAGGAGGCGTCCGGCAAGCGAAATCCTGTGGGCCATGGTCAAAGCTAACGGAAAGAGGACTAATTGAGCATCATGCTTGACGAGGCCAACGCTTACGAGCGTGGCATGGATGATGATTTGACTTTTCAGACGGTTCGTGAGCTTGCCGGTACAGCGTACATGGCCGGACGTTCCGCTCCACCAACCGACGCCGAGGTGGAGGCCGTGGCGAAACGGCTCTGCTGGAACAGCTGCGAATGGGATGGCATCGAAAGCGACTATGTGGCGAAGGACGAAGACGATGCATGGGATTACGCCGGTGAAATCTGCGGATATCAGGAAGACTACATCGCGCGGGCGAAAGAAGTGCTCGAAGTGGCACGTAAGGCGGTGACGGAATGAAGGCTGTTTTGATTGTTTTCACCATTGTCTTCGGTTTGCTTTCTTTCGCGTCGTTTGCGTCGATCGTCGCGTTGTTCATCGCCGACTGGATGGCAAAACACTTCTAGACCACATTCAAACCCGTCGAAATCGACGGGATAAGACAATCAAGGAGACGAAATGATAGGAAACAAGAATATTCAACGAGGGCTAATGGCCGTGCTTATGGCCGTGACAATGGTTTTCCCGCTGGCCGGATGCGAGAACGAAGCGGATGCTGACGATGTTGAAGGCGGTAGTGACTGCATTGATGTGCGAGGCGACTTCGCTGTCGATGAGTGCAGAATCGAGTTGCACGACGGTAGGGCCGTGACATGCATCAGGTTCAACGTCTACAAGGGGGGAGGCGGTCTTTCCTGCGATTGGGACAATGCTAGCGGCAAGGACGGGGAAACGAAATAATGGAACATGAGCTAATCCCCGTATACACGAAGTTCACCGGTAACGGTGTGCGTGTGCAGAATGATTCTAAACTCATCGACTATCTGGATGATGGGTGGAAAATCATCAACGTCACGGCAGCGAACCCACTGGCATTGGACAACAATGAGGCCGTCGTGTTGTACGTGATCGAGAGGACTACTGCAAATCATTGGAGCAAACGGAATGAATGAGCCTACCGCCGACGAGATCATGAAAATGTTCGCGGTTGACATAGCAGTTCTTCGTCGTGGTAGGCGCAAGCCGTCTGAGAAGCCGCCAGTCGGAAAGAAGAAGGCGAAAGCGTCGAAAAAGCCGGTCAAGCTTACTGCGGAACAGCTCGCACGGAAACGTGAGCACACGCGACAGTGGCGGATGGCCCACCGTGAGCAAGTCTTGGAATGCAACCGCCGATACAAGCTTGCGCATCGTCCGACATTCCACCATTTCAGCCGTGAGGAACAGGCGGCCTACGAACGCAACTACTACCTGCTTCATCCCGAGAAGAGAAAACGGAAGCGGGAGACTGTTTGAGACGTTAATCCAATACCGGTTGCAAGGTTGGGTGCAACCGGTATACTAGACATGTTCCGGCATTAATCGCACGCCTTCGGGCACCGGTGCGGAATCAACATACCATGATTTTGGAAGGCGTGCGATTGGCTGACTGCAAACTGTTGCGTTGCGGGCGTGAACGAGACGATACCAGGCAACTCTGCCCTGAATGTGAACAGCGGCTCCTAGCCGACTTGGAATGGTTCACGAAGAACATCGGCTACTTGGAAACCGACAAGATGAACCGCATCAACAAGAATCATGACGCTGATGGTGGCGGGGGAGGATACTCTGATAATCCGCCGTTGAGGGAGCAAGTGTTCGACCTGTTGTATGAGGGTGACGAACACATGGATAGCGTGTGGGGCACACTATCCGCGTTCGCTAAATGCTTAGGCGTCGAATACCTGAATCACGATCCGTTGAACGTGTTGGCGCAGCGGATAGCCGTGAAGAAAACCAAGCAAGGCGAACCCGCGTGTCTATGCTCAACGGCAACACCCGTGTACGCGCTTGAAATCCGCATCGCCCGCGACAAGTGCCAGCGCCTGTTGAATCAAGGCCATACGGTTAGCTTGGGCAATTGCCCCAACACTGACTGCAACATGCCGTTAAGCGCTGACGAGACGGAAAAACAAGTCAAATGCCGTGGATGCAGGAACGTTTGGAACATCAACTTTTTGAGGACACTCATGCAAGACAAGATTAAACACAGCACTTACACGGGGACTGCTTCGGACATTAGAAGCAAACTCCAACAGGCTGGATACCTCGTATCCGCGAACACGTTGAAATCATGGGCGCACAGGGGCAAGCTCACCCCGGTACGCAAGGAAGGCAGACACCCAATCTATTGCATCGCGGACGTGTACATGCTGATGCAGCAAACCACTCCAGTGGACGATATTTGGGGACTCGTCGGAAAGGACAACCGGCAGTGAGCATCATCAGCATCACCGACAAGGGCAAGACCATCACTTATCACGCGCATCACATGCGAGACGTGATCGAACCAGTCAAACAGTACGGCATGTTCGGAGAGCAATTGGACGCACGAAAAGCACTCCATACGCTCACCTTCTACACGGAGGATTGAATGAAAGCCAACATCGACTGCTCACTAATCCTCCTACTGTTGTCCGGCATGTTGGCACTCCTGAAAATCGGCGGTCAATTCCCATACCCGTGGATATGGGTGCTCGCACCCATATGGATACCGCTGCTCGCATTGGCCGGTATCACAATCATCCTGATAATCGCTTGGATCATCGGCATCATCGGCGTGCTTATACTCGAAAAGTTCGGAGACTAAATGCACATCAGCGGCAAAACCAATAACATCAGTTACGCTCACGCGAACGATGGTGGAGCAGACCTCAGAAGCAATGAGGATACGATCATCTGCGCGGGCAGTCAGACGCTCGTGCATACGGGCGTGAGACTGGCTATTCCAGCCGGATATGTCGGACTGGTCTGCCCACGTTCGGGATTGGCGTTGAAACACGACATCACCGTGATGAACGCGCCCGGCGTAATCGATGCCAATTATCGTGGCGAAGTCGGCGTAATCCTCAGAAACATGGGCGAACAGGCGTTTGAAATCCATGAGGGAGACCGGATAGCGCAGATCGTGTTCCTACCATACGCGCACATGCGTTTCGAGCCGGTCAACGAACTGGATTCTACCGAACGTGGCGATAAAGGATTCGGCAGCACCGGCAGATAATCCGACAGCAAGAACACTCGCCAAACAGATATTCGACAACCCAAGACAGGAGCAATCATGAGAGCCTACATCGTGGCCGCTGACGTGCAAGACAAGGACAGATACAGGGATTACACGACCCGCCCACCGGAAAAGTATTCTTACATGCCAACCGTTCGCGAGGATACGGAAAACAAGTATGGCGAGCATGTGAGCATAATGGGCGTCTATTCCACGCTCGCTCAGGCGGAACATCGTTGGGATGAACTCGACCGTGAAGGCTTCGGTGTTTTCCCGATCATCGAATGCACTGTGGACGCGAACTGCTGGAAATACATAGGGGGATACGCGGAATGAGCGGCGACGGCACGACACAGGACAACACCACCAAGGAGGCACAATGAAAGTACTCGACTTCACCAAGAAGAAAAGCAAACTGGTAGACAAGCTGGTAAAACTCGGATTCCATTATCTAAGCACCGACAAGGAGCCAGATAGTCTGCGAAAACCCGCACGACTGATAAACACATGGGCGAACGTCATGAATGGCGTCACCCTGAAAATCATCGATACGTATGACACACGCCGTGGCGCAAACGAAGAACTGATTACAACACCGCTCAAACAAGTCATCATAACTGATGATTGCACGAACGCAAGCGTCACCATGTCGGTCGAAGAGTTCATGGAATTGGAACGGATCACGAACAGCAAAGGCAGCACATTCCCACGCCCGGAAACATCCTTCAAAAGAATTACCAACGAGAACTAGGAGACCACGCGGAATGAGCGAGACAATCACAGCAGACCATCTGAACGCCACGCACTTAGGCAAGAAGATAAGCATTTTAGACAATTGCGAAATCGTCATGTCAGGAAAACTCAAGGAGTTAAGAGCGACGCAATACTCCATGCCGGTGTACAGCAACGATATCGAAGCCGTGCCCGACGGCTGTGGGAACATCACCATTGCCCCGAAACTGAATTACGAAACTGTCACCGACATCATCATGCACCTGTCGAATCAGCTCAATGACGATATCAAGGCGACCGTTCATGGTGACACGGAACTGGTAATCGAAGTCAACGGAAAGTAGGGGAGTATGACGGAAAACACCACTGGAAAATCAACGAACGAACTGCTGATGCGCGTGTTGCAAGTCGAATCACCGGAACTGTTTGACGGAAGCGACTATCAGCCGGTACGAGTAGTCAGCTACGAGTATTCGCCATTCTGCGAAGCAGTCTGCGAAACCTGTGGCGATGACCCCGAAATGCTGACCATCGCATTCGAGACGAAAAACGGCGAACGTTACAGCGAATACTACGACTATTTCGGACTGCCGAACATTTTAGAAGCATTGGACAAGTGGGATAAGCAGTACGGGAAGGTGGTAGAGAACCGTGGATGACACTTCAAGCACGAAGAAATTCGTATTTACAAGTGATAGCAAGCCGTCCCCCGACCTCTCGAATTTCAAGCCTTTTGGACACATTGACGAGGACAAACCCAAGTACAGTGCGATCATGATTATCGAGGATGAAGGCGTATACGTTCCCGTGATATACAAGGAATGCCGCGTGGACCTCGACATTGATAACCCGACGATTCACCCGCTATCAGGCCCATGCATGGAACCCTGCTGCTACAGTACGCCGGAACTTGCTATAAAAGCCGGGACACGCATCTACAGGAACATGTTGAAGGACAACAAATGAAGTGGTTTACCAGTGACTTGCATTTCGCTCACCCTTTCGTGGCTGCATTACGTGGCTACGCGCTACCCGGATACGCTAAGGATGCATCGATCAAACAACAAGCCGAACATGAGCATAAGCCGCTCAAGAACTGTGTTGACTGGCGGAAGCATGATGCCGACATCATCAGAAGCATCAACACGTATGTTGGCGAGGAAGACGAACTCTACATTCTCGGAGACATCAGTTCCGGTGGTACGTGGAGCGTAGACCAAGCGATAATGCGCATCCAAAACTTGCATGTGCCGCGCAAGAACAGGCATCTGATTCTTGGCAACCACGAACTGCACAGTTCCAGCCGCACGCTGGAAAAGTTGGCAAGCGTGTTCGTGGAAGTCGGAAGAGTCGGCATCACCGAAATCAGAGACGTGTGGGGCAACAATCCACACACGGTATTTTTAAGCCACTACCAATGGCGTGAAGACTTCACGCAAAGCAAACCCCTAGGCGCAGTCTCAACCAATTGGAACGCGCCGGAATTAGCCGAATACGCGATACCACGCATGAACAACACGCTGCTTCTGCATGGACACACGCACGCGCATGACCCGCTTGAGTTCGGCAGGCATCACAATGAGATCAACGTCGGATTAGACGCATGGTGTTTCGAGCCAGTCAACGAAGCCGAATTAGTGGACAACTGGCTACAAACCGCGTTAAGCAACGTCTGAGTGGTCTACAATGGCCCTGTTAACAACAAATGCGTTTAGCGAGTGTTCGCCAAACGTTGGAAACCGGCTTCATCATCCTCGGGATAACGGAACCGCGCTTCGATACCCTGCGATTCAAGGATCGCGGCTATCTCCCTGCTGCGGGCATTGACGATCGCGTAATCGCCTTTGTCCCGTCCGTAACGGTCGTAGTGTTCCTGCGAACGATAGTAGAGCAAGTCAACATGGTCAGGCGGGTTGCCTTGGACTTCCTCAATCCCGTCCACCGCATCCAACGCGGCCTCGACCGCTTCGACAAATCATCGTAGGTTTCGCACATCTCAGGATGGTCACGCTCGGCCGGGGTGAGGAATGAAATGTCACGTGACACAACCATGCCGCCATCACTGTAAGACAATTCCCAACCATGCTCACGGTCGGCATCGGACAAGCTCACGCCATGCGCCGTATAATCCCCACAATCAGAGGAAACCATGCAATCGCCACGTTCCACGATCAACGGCACGTCACCGATCTCACTCACGGCCTGAGCGTAATCAGAGCCGTTAGGGTCAAGCCACGTGCCACCATCGGCACGATACGCGGCGGCCACACCACGCACCGCCTGAGCATTCTTCACGCCCGGAATCATCCGCCATGATTCAACGCCATCCTTCATCTCGAAACGCCACGCGCTCGGGCTATTGACGGAATCGAAAAACATGAAGACACTGGACGAATTGACTGCCCACAGGCCGTTAACTTTGTTCGACATTTTAAAACTCCCTTGTATGAAAACTTGATTATTTGATGGGCCGTTCACCGCACGGCCCTGAGCGGTTTCACCATTCCAAAACCTTGCTACCGTCAACCAAAACGTATGACGTGCCGGTATGATTGCCGTCAACGTTTCCACGCCACTCGCAAATACGCTCGTAACCGTCCGAAGTGCTACCGTCCTCCATGCCGCACTGCGGGATATTGGACAACTCGCGGTAGCTCGCTAGGTCGGCTTGGCCGTAATCCTTCGTGGCATAAGTCTCACGCCACCACGTCCACTGCTGCTCGGGCGTACCATGCGGATCGGCAACCGGCTGATCGGAAAGCGCTGTGGAACAAGCCGCGCCGAAAGCCAACAGGCCAACAAGCACGGCAACAAGCAGAGTAATCTTCTTACGCATTGCGAACACCTCACTCCGCAAGCAGTTCGGAAACCGCATTGTCAAACTCTTCGGAGAACAGCCAAGTACGGTAGAAAACCTCAAGTTCTTCAGAATTATCAAGGGGTGCGTCGTACGCGTAATCGCTAGCGACGAACCTATCCCAATCATCTGAGAACATGACGTTCTGCATATTCTCGGAACTCTTGCTAGCGTTGCACGTCCAGGAACCGTTATCGTTGCCGGTAACCGGAAGTTCAACGTCGTCATACCGATCCCAGCACCACTGCTTGGTTGGCGTAATGCCGTCCGCATAATCCTTAAGGGTTTCAACAATTTCATCCCGCAAATCGGAACGATATGCCGCTGCAAAAGTATTTTCATCACACATTTCAGATACTCTCTTTCCAGCCCCCTTGCTAAAATGAGAGGGCTCTAGTTAGTTGGTTAATAATTACTGAGCAATCGAGCCGGATAGTTGCAGCTATCCGGCTCAACTCATTCGTGAGCTACCGCACCCATAAAGAGCACCGATAGCCCTGGCGGATTACATTCAATCCGCCGAAGTTTCAGAATCAGAATCAAGTAGCTTACGCGGATTAGCAACACGCAAGGCGTCACACAGCTTTATTGCAGTGGCTAAGGTTAAGTTAGCCTCAGAGCGCCTACCGCTCTCGATATCTGAGATATTGCCGCCTGACATGCCAACCTTTTCGGCTAACTCACGTTGCGTTAGACCGCGCTTCATCCTTAATTCTTTCAAACTCATGGCCCTTACTCCTAACTTGGATTAAGGCCATCGTAGACCACTCAGACAGCGCGGGGCAATTCCATGCCGGACACCGCGCCACGTTAGCGACTCGACGACGGTTCGGCCTTGCATGATGTGAGGGTGCATCATGCCTAGTCGCATTCCGTCGCGTCTCTGTCGCGTCCACTCTTCAGTTGTCAATCATCCATGCCGCGCCTGTTAGGGGGGGCTTCGTGTCACCGTCCTTGCGGTGGTGGCCTTCGTGGTGGTGGCCTCTCGTTCATCTCCGTTCCTTTCGTTGTCGTTTGCTTGATGGCTCTCACTATACACGTCCTACGTATGTAGTGCAAATTGAGCCAACACAGACCACGCCAAAACCATTGCAAACACTAGCATTCATCGGCGTGTCGCAACCATACGACGGCGACACAAAGACAGCGGACACCACAGCCACGGCCGCGCCGCGCCACGGCCACACCCAGGGACGTCACGGCCACGTCACGACGGCCATGTCCAGGGACGCCACGACATCCAGGGCACGACGGCCACGCCACGGCACGGCCACAGCCACGCCATGGCCACGACGGCCACGACGGGCACGGACATGATCGCATAAGAGGAACGTGCCCGCGCTATACCACACGACACGCCAAAACACAATCGCACAAACGTTCCAACGTTGCACCATGCAACAAACACCCCCGTGGGGGAGTGTCCCCCCGGCGCAAAAAGCAAGGCCGCTGGCTCTCTAGTGCTGACGCTGAATGCTCGCTGGAACATTTTTGGATTACCCGTTACTCACGAAGTCTTCACATATTTAGTGGTTGCAACCGTTGTTGCACCCTACATATTGTGTATAATGTTCCTTGGATTGATGTTGATGGCGGTGAAGCTAGCTTAAGCCACATCAACGTCTGGCCTTCCATGGTTAGAGCAAGGGTCTTTTAAACCTTGGGTTGTGGGTTCGAGTCCCACGGGGGGGGGCACGACCGCAGTTGGCGGAACTGCGGGAAATCGGGAGTGTAATCCTGTGGCTCGTCGTATCGGACGGGCAATTAAAAGCGTCCGCGTGGAATGCGCGTTAAACACCATCATCCCATTAGAGAAAGCCATTGCCCAGCAACAATGGCAAGTAGCGAACGGCTGATGTGAATGACTCCAATCCGGAAGACGCGTTGCTGGCGTCCTCGCGGAACGGAGACATACACCCTTGTAGCTCAGTGGAATAGAGCGCCGGTTTCCTAAACCGGACGTCGTTGGTTCGATTCCAACCTTGGGTACTAGGTTTCACGGAGGTAGCTGTCCGTGAAACCGATGGCATTGCTCGAACAGACATACATGGAACTTGTGGATGTCAAGAGGCTCCCTGCCTTAGTCAGGCGGTTGACGACCGAAGGGGAGGCACGGCCAAACGGGGCGCTTAAACGACCACGTTCCTTGCCGTTGGTGGTAAAAGCCAGTCCACCATGCCGCTGTCATGCCAACTTGGACAATAACTAAGTTGGGTTTGGAATGTTGGCAGAGTGGTTTAATGCAACTGTCCCGAAAGCAGTCGCACTGTGAAGTGCCGGAGGTTCGAATCCTTCACATTCCGCGTTGGGGAAGTAGTACTACCCCCGAAGGCAAGCGCCTACCGCTGGCGTTGGCTTGTCTGGAGATGAAAGCGGCGGACGCTTCCGTTAACGGCGACTCGGTGGATGGTCACGCTTCATGGGTGTGACCATCCACATATGGCATTGGTGCAACCGGTAGCATTACGGTCTCCAAAACCGTCGATGTTGGTTCGAGTCCAACATGCCGTGCTACTTCTCTTACAGGTTGTTTGAGAAGGCGTCGGAACCGTCTTGTGGCGGCTCCAGTTTTAGCTGACCCGCCTAGTCTGCGGGAACAGTCTCCTGAGTCGCCGTGGCGGCTCTTGCATTTTGGATGCTTGGCAGAGTGGCTGAATGCACCACCTTGCTAAGGTGGCAATCCCGAGAGGGGTTCGGGGGTTCGACTCCCTCAGCATCCGCGCGCCGTGGCTGGCGGTAAAAAGCCATTGTGATGATGCCATTGGTTCCTTATGGCTCTCTGGGGGTTGAACGAGCGTCCCATGCTCCTGTTGTGGGTGGAGTGTGGGACGCTTGTTCTTTTGCTTTGGTGGCGGAATGGTAGACGCGGCGCACTCAAAATGCGCTACCTGTAGGGTGTGAGGGTTCGATTCCCTCCCGGAGCACTTGGGTTGGTTGATCTGAGAACTTTTCCTGCTGGGATGTTTCCCCCTTGGCGTGTTTTCCTGCTCAGCACCGGCCAACCCTGTTTTTGTGGAGGCATTGTGGCGTGGTCTAGTTCCCATCGTGATGAACGGTTCAATCCTGATTGGCCGCGTGTCCGTGCGATGATTCTTGAACGGGATGGGCATAGGTGCCAGTGGCCGGTCAAGGATGATTACGGGAATGTTCGCCTGTGCGGACGGTATGGGAATGAGGTTGACCATAAGGTTCGTAATCCCGTCCATGATGATGATCGTCCTGAGAATTTGTGGGTGTTGTGTCGTTGGCATCATCAGCGGAAGACCGAGGGTGAGTCTGCTGAGGTTCGTCGTGCGAAGGGTAGGAGTCGGAGGGAGAAGCGTTGGTATTCTCACCCGGCTTTCAAGTGAATGAGTTCATGTGCGCGGTTGCCGGTTGTGCTAATCCGGTGTGTGCGAAGGGGTTGTGTCGTTCGCATTACGACCGTGACCGTTATTCGGGGTCTCCGCTGAAGCCGTTGCGCCAGCGCATGTGTCCTCAATGCCATACGTGGTTTGATCCGAAGCGTTCCGACCAGTTGTTTTGTTCTGGGCGTTGCCGTGTGGCGTATAAGCGTGCTCGTGATGATGATAAGTCGTTGCCGGTGAAGCCTGAAACGACTATGTATGTGCGTCCGGTTGACGTGTCCGAGCTTGAGTCCGAGCTTGTTGTTGAGTCTTTTACTGATTCTCAGGTGGTTGAGAAGTGTGGCGGCTTGTGCGCGAAATGCCATGAGCCGGTTGATGTTGGTTCGAGTGGTGCCGATGGTGCCGCTTTCGTGTGGAAGGTTCCGTTGGAGAAGTCGCATAGTGCGACTTTGGCGAATCGTCTGCTGGTTCACAAGCGTTGCGAGGGTGGAACGTCCTAGCTTCGCGTATTGCCTGAAACGGGCGGATTGTGAGGCTGGCTGTGGCTGGTAATGGTCGTGGTGCGCAGAAGTCGAAGAATCCGATTCTTCGTGCGCCTGATAGTCCGATGGGCTTGGAGTTTCCTGCTGTTCGTCCTGATGGGCAGGAGTGGCTTGAACGGACGAAGAAGTGGTATGAGTCGCTTCGTGTCAGTCCGTTGGCTCAGCGTATGGGTGTTGAGGCCGACTGGTACGCGGTTCAGGATTTGGCGTTGTTGAAGGATGATTTCTGGCGTCCGAAGACTAAGGGCCGTTGGATGTTGGCTTCCGAGATTCGTCAGCGTGAGGCCACGTTGGGCATTACACCCGAAGCTCGTGTGAGGTTGAAGTTCGATGCTCCGCAGCCTGACGATATGAAGGCTTCCGCGTATGAGGGCGATACTGAGGGTGCTCGTAACGTTCAACGGAACAGGCAGCGTGCTTCCGCATTGGGTTTGCGTGTCATTGACGGTGGTGCCTGATGCATACGCGCATTCCCGAATTGCATGGCGAGGATTTGACTCGTTCGATGGGAATGTTCGCGGTCTGGTGGATTGAGACTTTCTTCCGTGTCGGTCGTGGTGGCGGTGTTGGCTTGCCTGAGACGTTCGACATGGACGAGTACGTGTTCATGCTTCACGCTTATGCGTTGACCGAGTGGGGTACCCGCAGGTTCAATCGTGTGTTCTATTCGCGTGCGAAGGGTAAGAACAAGTCCGGTAAGGCCGCTGGCATTTGCGCGTTCGAGGGTTTGGCTCCTTGCAGGTTCGACCATTGGGCGGAAGAAGGGGAGACTTACGAGTTTCTGGGCGAGGTCTACCCGTATGCGAAGGGTGAGCCTGTTGGACGTATGGTGCAGATGCCGCAGATTCTCTGCTTGGCTACCGCCGAAGGTCAGACTGGTAACATTTTCGATTCGATTTACTACAACTGCGATCAAGGCCCTTTAAGCCAGTTGAAGGGTGTCGGCCTTGATGTTGGTCGTACCCGTATCGGCTTGCCGGAGGGTGGGGAGATTATTCCGACCACGAGCGGTGCCGCGTCCAAGGACGGTGGCTTGGAGACGTTCGCAGCCTGTGACGAAACCCACCTGTACAACACGAACAAGCTTCGCAACATGTACAAGACCGTTCAACGTAATCTTGGCAAGCGTAAGGGCGATGCCGACCCGTGGATTCTGGAAACCTCGACGATGTACAAGCCGGGGGAGGAGTCCATTGCGGAAACGTCGTACAAGTATGCGTGGGATACTGCTTCCGGCAAGATCAAGCATCGTAGTGGCATTTACTTCGACCATGTGTACGCGAACATCGACTTGGATGATTTCGCTGATGAGAAGAAGGTTCTCCGTGCTTTGCAGGTCGCGTATGGTGCGAGTGCGAAGAGTTCTGACGGCAAGGATCATCTGATATTGCCCGATGGTCGTATGACCGTGTTGAACGCCGATGGTGTGGATGCGGAAGGCCATTCGTATTGGGATGGTGAGCTTGGCCCGTCGAAGGATGGTTGGATTGACCTGAATGGTCAGATGGACCAGATTTACCAGCCTGATTCAGACCCTGCTGATTCGATGCGTTATTTTTTCAACACTTTGTCGAGTGTGCATGACGCTTGGCTTACCGAGTCGGATATTCAGTCCCACATGTTGTATCGGGATGAAATGCATACGGCGTTCAATTCGATTCGTTTGGATGGTGCGTGGCAACGGTTCGTGACGAAACGTGAGCCTATAGCGCTTGGCTTCGATGGTTCCGTGTCGGATGATTCGACGGCTCTTGTTGGATGCCGCGTGTCCGATGGCATGTTGTTCCTGATAAAGCTTGAATCCGCTCCCGATGGTCCCGAGAAGGCCACTTGGCGTGTGAACCGTGATGCGTTCGACGGCATGGTTCGTTGGATGATGGACAATTACAACGTTGTCGGATTCTTCGCTGATGTCGCCTATTTCGAGCAGATGATTGGCGGCTGGGAGAAGGATTACGGGAAGAAGTTGAAGGTCGGCCCACGTAAGGGTGGCGACAAGATCAAGTTCTGGACTAACAACTGGTATAAGGACATGCAGGTTGCGTTGGATAACGCTCATACCGCGTTCCGGTACCCGTATACGGAGCCTGAACGTAAGTCGAAGCCCATCAAGGATGATATAGCGTTGCTTGCCGATCCGCGATTGGTGAATCATTTCCGTAATGCGCGTAGGCGGGAGACTCGTACTGGGTATGCGATTTATAAGGAGTCTCCTAATTCGCCGGACAAGATTGATGCGTGCATGGCTGGCCTGTTGGCTTATACGGCTCGTGGAAAGTATTTGGAATTGGCTGACGAGAAGCGTCGTTACGCGCCGTCGAGAATCTACTGAACATGTTTAGAAGGAGTGCCCAGTGGCCGAATTGCAGCTAATCATCGACGGGGCCTCCTCCGATGACGATGATGCTTACGTGATTACGTCGTTGGCGCAGGAGTGGGGTTCCCGTCTCTTGAATATTGCCGAATTGAAACTGTTCAAGGATGGTAAGGAGATGGTGGACAAGAGCAGTGTTCCGCAGGGTGTTGACCCGAACGCCGCTCCCGTCTACAGGCTGATGCGCCAGTTGGGCGTTGTGAATCTCGCCCGTCGTATCAGTGAGAGCGTGACAGACCGTCAGCAGCCTAATGGTTTCCGTAAGGTCGAGGATTCCTCATTGAAGGATACGGACGCAGACCAGATGGCGAAGCAGTGTGGTCTGCCGTTCATTCTCCGCCGTCATTTGTTGCCTGACAAAGGGGATTACGGTTGTTCGTTCGCCATCGTGGGAAAAGGGCAGGGGAGTCGTTACATCAAGGCGTTGAGTCCTTGGGAAGCGTGGATGTCCGACAATGATGATGCGGCGATCATGTATTCACATGATGACAAGCAAGGTGTTGAGACTCTTACCTTGTTCCGTATCGAACGTGACGATGATGGTTTCGCAAAGCGCGTGTATTCGCGTGTTGCTTCTAGGGAGTCAGACCGTACCGTTGTAGATCCGTCCAATGATAGCGACTTGTCCGATTTCATTAATCAGGGCAAGGCGTGGAGTCCGGGCACTAACTGGAAGTGGGATGACGGAAAGGGTGACGAATACGATTACGCGCTTGAATGCGAGTCGTTGCCTATTGTCCGTTTGAGCACTGTTGACGGGCAGGGATTGTTCGAGCCATATCTGCCGATGCTGAAACGTATCGACCGTGAGGTGTTCGACCGCTTGTGCATTACGATGATGCAGGCGTTCCGTCAGCGTGCCATCAAGGGTGATTTACCGCAGACGTATACGGAGGAAGACCCTGATGTAATCAATGGTCTTGCCGAGGTTGGTGATCCCATCGACTACTCGAAGCGTTTTGCTATGGGGCCTGCGGCCTTATGGCAGTTGCCTGACGGTGTGGATATTTGGGAGTCGCAGACCACGGATACGAGTGGCTTGCAGAACATCATCATATCCGACGTGAAGCAGCTTGCCGCAGTGTCCGGTATTCCGTTGGACATTCTCTCTCCTGATGTGCAGGGTTCCGCGAATGGTGCGGAGTTGAAGCGTGAGACGTTGAAGTTCAAGGTTCAGACCATGAACGATCTTGACGCTGAGCCTATTGTCCGTATGATTCGTATGGCTTTGGCGCTGGATGGGTCTAAGGCTTCGCAGAGCGAGTTCGAGATGGTATGGAAGCCGATGGACACGACCAGTTCGCTTGAGCAGGCTCAGGCTTGCCAACTGTTGTATCAGAGCGGCCTGTTGGCGCGTAGGACGATTCTCACGCACAAGATGGGTTATACGGCTCAGGATGTTGCCGAGGATGATATGAACCGTCTTGCCGACCAGTTCAATGTTTCCGGCCAGTCGAATAAGAGTACTGCGAAGCTTGTTGCCGCAGTGGAACCGGCGACCGGTTGGGATGATGAAACCAAGTCCGCTGTGGATGGCTTGCCTAATGTTGATGTCGAGCTTGTCGATGAAGGCGAGATTGGGTCATGATGTCTGGGAAAACGCTTGAATCGTTGTCTGACACGCTTGAACAGGCTCGTGCCGCTTTGGTGAACCAGTATGTGAGTCAGGCGCACAGGATGTGGGATATGTTGACTCCCGCTGACTGGTGGAATGATGGCATGACGTTTGCCGTCGCGGCTCGCATGGCGTTGTTAGAGATGGCGTTGATTCAGCAGGTGCGCCGGTTGGGTGTTTCCTATGCGGATGAGACGTTGAGGCTTGTCGGCGTCAATCCGAAGGGTGACGTTCCAGGTCTTGTGTTCCCGCGTGACAATACTGATCCGTGGCTTGTGGCGCAACGTCCGGCTGACTCGTATCGTTCCGCTGCTATCAAGTCTCCTGCGATTCGCCCGCAGTCTTGGCCTGATAAGACCGATGAATTGTTCAGTGAGGTTGACAAGTGGCTTGAACAGGCGTTCAACCGGTTGCAGACCACTGTTGACGAGGACGTGTCCAGAGCGCAGACGAGTGCCACGCTTGACAAGTATCGGCGTAGCAAGGTTTTGGAATACCGCAGGGTGTTGCATCCTGAACTGTCCAAGACCGGCTCGTGCGGCTTGTGTGTTGTGGCCGCTGACCGCTGGTATTCGACTGCCGACCTGCTGCCGTTGCACGCTAACTGCCATTGCGGTGTCGCACCGGCTGGCAGCGACTATGATCCGGGATTCCAATTGAATCAGAAGGATTTGAAACGCTTGTACGACGAGGCTGGCGGCACTAGTTCATCGGCGTTGAAGCAGGTGAAGGTCAAGACGATAACTCATGGAGAGCTTGGCCCCGTGCTTCTCGCTGAGGATGCTGAGGATACGCCTGATCCGGTTCCGTCGAAGGATTCGGACGCTTGGCATACGCCTGACCGTCAGTCCACGTTGGCTCAATGCCGTCGCATGGAGAATCGGGCAATCGAGTTCAACCGGCGCTACAAGGAAGTGCAGAAGGCCGGTAAGCCAGTGACTTTCCGCTATGAGGGGAGAACGTTCACGTTCAAACCTTCCAAGAATTTGAAACAGGCTATGGCATGGCAGAAGACCATGCTCAACCAGATGCGGTCGATGCTTGGCGAGGCCGCATAACACTATTGAAAGGATTCAAGCCTAATGGCTGATGAAAATACCAATACCGCTGAAACGGCGGCATCTACGAATGCGCCTGAAACGGGCGTGAACGCGCAGCCGAAGGACACTGCCACTTCTCCTGTAGCCGCCAATACGGCGTCTCAAAAGAATGGTGCGGATGACCTTTCCGAGAAGTTGGGCATGTGGAAGCATCAGGCCCGTGAGAACGAGCAGAAGATGTATGAGAATCGTGATCGTGCCAATGCCGCCGAAGCGAAGCTTGCCGACACGGAAGGCCGTCTCGCTGACGCTGAGGTTCGTATCGCCAGGCTGACCGCGCAGAAGCAGCATCCTGAGATTACGGACGAGGCTTTCGATGCCTTGTGCAAGGAAACCGACCCTGACGAGATTATCAAATGGGCCGATTCGTTCGTGCAGTTCATGCCGAGCAAGCCTGAAACGGGTGAGCATGATGCCGCTGACGATTCCTCGCGCAACACGGGCAAACAGGCCATGAAAACCGCTTTGTCCAATTCCGCGCCGCATGTTCACACGCCCTCTCAGGGGGATGCGAAGAGCGGTTACGAATATGGGCTTAAGCATTCGTTGATTGATTCCAAGAAGGAGTAAACCTATGGCAAACGCTATGGTTCGCACGGTGAACCTTACCGCGCCCCAGGATAAGCAGAAGTGGCTGCTTAACCGTATTACAGACGGCGTGAAGAAGGTCACTCTCGACTTGTCCACGTTCGTGGGCGGCGCTAACGAGTCGAAGTACTTCGCGTCCATCGATGACGAGAACACTATCGCATACCTGTATTCCGGTATTCCGCTGGCTCGTATCGGTAGCACTAATAATTTTGGGCCGTATGATCCGACTGCAAAAGATGGCCGTCAGAATAAGGTTGCCGGTTTCCTTGAGTCTCAGGTCAAGGTCGAGTTCACTCGCAAGGGTTTGAAGGAACGGTATGTTGATTCCGGCTTGCGTTACATGGCCGTGATTGACAAGGGTAAACTGCCGGTGACTATCGACAATGCGAAGGTTGATGGTCTGATTCTGTCCTATGACGTCAGTACCGGTTCCGATGTTGAACTGCTGTCCACTGGGGCCGCATCCGGTTCATATACTCTCCCCGCCGCATCCGCCAGTGCTCTTGGTGGCGTGAAGAAAATCGCCACTCCGTCCGAGGACAGTGTGGCCGCTTTGAAGACCGCTTTGAAGAGCGCCGGCATTTTCGGCTGACGGTCGTTCTAAACAATTATTTTCCAACCCGCCCATCGTGGCGGGTTTTCTTATATAGGAAGGCTTTTTAATGGCTCTGGTAAACAAGGATTTCATTACCCCTGCCGAAGCGTCCGGCATCGTGCTTGGCGCTTATCAGGGTGCCACTTCCGCTTTGCCGTTCGGTCAGATTCTGACCGATATGAACAATCCGACTGGTGTCAACGTGAGTTGGGTTCCGAACCAGCCGCGTTTCGAGGTGGACACCATGGAGTTCTCCGCATATGATGCCGAGGCGCCGTATGACGAGACTCATGCCGGTGGCGTGAAGAAATACACGGAGATGCTGCCGTTGCGCAAGCGCCACCGTGTGTCCGAAGAGGATATCGTCAAGGGAGTCGCTTCTCCGAGCTTCACCATCGACCCGGAAGTCAACGGTGTCGTTGCCACTCCTACCGCCGCGGATAATCTGCGTGAGGCGTTCGTGCGTCTCGGCAAGGAACTGGCGTTCACTTTGGAGATGTACCGTGTGGAAGCTGCCGTGAACGCGAAGATTGAACCGAAGTCCGACTCCGCTTCCGACAATGGATGGGATTACGCGCGTGACGAATCCCTGACCATCACAAAGGACTCTGGTCAGACTTGGGCTGATGGCGGGGACCCTGTTCAGGATTTGCGCGACTGGGCTGACAAGATTGATGCCGTCGAAGGTGACGCTCCGAGCATCATGCTCACCACCAAGAAGGTGTGGCGTGCGTTGGCTAAGAACACCGCCATGATTAAGTACTACTATCCGACAACCGCTAAGGCTTCACTGCCGAGCCTGTTGAAGGATGACGAGTTGAAGTACGTGCTCGTGCAGATGACCGACATTCGTGACGTGGTTATCGTCGATGACCTGTACAAGGAATACGCGCGTCAGATGAAGATTGAACTGCCCGGCAAGGTCAAGTCGTTCTTCCCTGAGAACACCGTGCTGCTGATTCCGGCATTGGGTGACACTTCTATGGGTTACACCGCTTTCGGCCCGACCGCTCAGGCCAAGGAGAAGGCCGTGTACGGCATCACTCGTGAATATGATGCTGGCCCTGTTGGTGTCGTGTTGGATTCCACCGGCACCAATCCGGGTTATGAGGCGCTTGTGAACGCTTCCGCACTGCCTGTGCTGGTCAAGTCCAACAGCACTTTGAAGGCAACTGTTCTGACCGCATGATTTAGGAGGCGCGTATGAGCACGGCAATCATCGACAACATCGACTGGTTGAAGTATATGCGCGTCTACGGTTCCGCCGACGCGGATTCATTTGAAGAGCATTTCGACACTGATTGGATTTCCGCTCAATGCCGCAAGGCCGCTCTCATCTGTTTGAGCGAATGCCCGATTGTTCGGACGCGCTTGAAGAAGGGGCGTCTCTCTGAAAGTGATTTCGCGTCGGTCGTATGCGAAATGGTGTTACGCGTAGTACGTTTCAACCGGTTCAAAACCGAAGCGAACGGTTCTTACTCGTACACGGAGCATGATCCGCAGCAGAATCAGCCTGGCTATGATCCAAGTCCCCGGCTGTTCTTGTCGAAAGCGGAGAAGTCGATTCTGAATGGTTTCACTGAATCCGCTGGCACGATGTCACACATCAGTCTTGGTTTCGACCCCGGTTATGGAGGTTGATGATGGCGTTTCTGTTTGACGATGATACGAATGAACGCCATTACCTCTACGAGGATGACCAAACACATTACGGTGGTCAGAAACAACTGTTCGACACGGATTATGTCGTTGTGATTCCTCGCAAGCATGTTCAGGACGCGCACGGCGGCCAGTATGTGCAGACTGGCGATCCGGTGAAGGTCATCTGCTGTGTTGAGGGTCGTGCGCAACAGGCCGGCATGTTCTCTATTTCCGGCGCTGAGGATAAGACGCCATCTTCGGATAACCCCGGCGGTTTGGAAGAGGTCACTCCTTTGCAGATTCTGGCGAGGGAATGGCCCGGCGACATTTATTCCCGGATCTGGTATAAGGGCGATTATTACGATGCTGACGGCGCTCCTACGTGGCGTGGGAGTGGTTCTCGTTTCTCCCGGCATTGGGAGGTTCGTGCACGTCGTGTTGTTATTGGCGATTATCTTGATGGCGGCATTTCCGAGCCTGAATGGGTGAAGGAGGTGGGTGGCGTTGGGAAGGGTCACGATTCGGCGTAGCGTCGCTACCGATATTGCGAAGATGTATGGGCCGGAACTTACACGCCGCGCCGCCATACATAGCGTGTCTGCCGTCCGCGCGAAGGCGAATGAGGCCGCTACGCATTCAAGCGTTGCGGATAGGATCGAGGTTTCCGTTCGCAAAGTCGGCTGGCATCATCAGATTGTCATGTCCGTCATGGGCCGTGATGGCACGCAGGTCGCTCCGCATTTGGAGTTCGGCTATTTCAACCGGTGGCTTGAGCACAAGTATGGGCCTCGTGATCCGAGAGCGCGTATTCCGGGAAAACATATCATGTTTGATTCGTTGAGTCGGGTGAGATTGTGACGGACAACATTTTTCAGCGTCTTGCCATTGACGTTCGTGAGTCAATCGATGCGGAACAGTTGGTTTATGAACTGTTGAATCGGGCGTATCCGTGCGAGGAGTGGCCTGATGTGAAGGTTTGCAGCGAGCTTGACTTGCCTTTGAACGCTTACGGTGAACGTGGACAGGTTCTTCTCTATTATGTTTCCGCTCCCGAACAGTTTGACCGTGGATTGTGGCGTTTCGGTGTGACGTTCACGGTTTTGGCCGCTGACTGTAACAATCCTCACGGTTTTGCACGTCACTTGTATAAGACGGTGCAGGGTTGGCCGTTCGAGGAGTCCACGACAGCTGGAACGGTTGGCACCGTGTCTGTGACGGCGCAGAAGAGGCAGTCTGATTCGAAAGAGAATCAAGGCAAGAACGTCAAGGAGTATGGGCTGTCGGCTGTTGTGACTGCCCGCGATTCGTTCAAGGCTTGACCGGTATCGGTCAAGCCTTTTCTTTTATCAATTTCAAGTAGAAAGGCACCATTATGGCTATTAATGCCGATGGTCTGATTCAGGCGTCTCGCGGTACGTTGTTCACGGCTCCCGCGAAGACCGCTCTTCCAACCAAAGTTTCATCGTTCTTGTTGAACAGTGGCACTGTTGCCGCCGCTGGCAGCGGTTCCGCCGCGAATTGGGAGAATATCGGCCATACCTCCAACAACAACAAGATCAGCTTCAGCAAGGATGGCGGGGACACCACCACGAAGGACACGTGGCTTGTCGCCGGTGCGAAGAGTTCTACCGAGGCCCCGACCATCACCGTGTCCGGCGCGTCCGTGCAGGGTGATTCGGCCACGATCACGAAGGTCACTGGCGGTTGGGCCGGCGACCAGGGCGGCATCGTCGTGCCGTTGCAGCCCGTGGTGCAGCATCTGGCGTTGTTCGTTCTCGCCTACGATGATTCCGACAAGCTGAGCTTCGGATTGTATCTGCCGGAGACCGATTTCACGTTCGATAACGTCAGTCTCGCCGATGAGGATTTCGCGGAGTTCAGCTTCAACGCCGTCGTGAAATCCACTAGCGTGCTGAAGGCCGGTGCCAATGGTGAGGTTGGCGCGTACCAGATTTTCGCCCCGGAGACGTTCGTGTCAAAATAACCAGCCCGGATTCCAGCGGTAAGAATCCGGGTGATTCCTCCCAGACCGTATCGGGTTTGACCTCGAAAGGCTGAGATTTCCTATTGCCCCCGCATGTACCCATCCGTGCGGGGGCAATCCTTTCCAACGATTGGCAGATGGGTTTTTGATGGGGATTACAGATTATGGCTTCCAAAACTGATAAGAACACTGTTAAGACCGTTCCGGAGATTCCTGACACGCTGGCTGAGTTCGTCGAACAGCACGAGGAACTGGCCGGATGCCCTGAGTTCGTTCCGGCTCATGAGTTCTCCGTGGCGCAGACATGCGATTTCATGGTCGTTGATGCCGTGGCGTCCGACAGTTACGGCGTGTTCCGCAAGAAGACTTCCGATGATGTCGATTCAAGTCTGGCTATAGCCAGGATGGTGGCTGCCAGCGATAGTTTCTTCGAGAAGATCGCCAAGGACGTTGACGCCTACCACAAGTGGGTCACTGGCAGGACTCCGACTGTTCTGGTGCAGGTGTTCACTCTGCTTAACGCATTCTATGGTGCGTCCTTGGGAAAATCCGAAGCGTCAAGGACGCCTACCGGAAATGCAAAGTAGAGCTTACGTGTGATTTCCGTAGGTTCTACAATCTGAATCTTCCCGCCGCCATGCATGAGTATGACGGCGGTTTTCTTTTGACCCTTATCGGCGGGCTTGCCGGCTATGACGAGTCGTTGTATCGGGAATGGTTGCTGAACCATCCAGATGAGCGTGCCCGCGCCGAGTCCGATAGTGATTCCGGTTTGAGTTTTCACGGGTTCACTCAGGATACGAGTCTGCTGTTGGGTATTTACAATCAGGTCGGCTTGCTGGTTTCCGGCACATTGCAGTTCAAGGATGGCAAGCACCCTGAGTTCAAACCGATTATGCCCCCTCACGCCGCCGATGGCGTTGATAGGCGTGTTTCCGCCAACTTCGAGTCGATGAAGGCGTTTCTGGGCATGTGATTGAAAAACAGGGGTTCTTATGGTGGAGTATCTCGCCGGTTCCGTTGGAATTGATATTTATCCGAACACCAAGGGTTTTGGCGAAGAACTCCGCCGTAAGCTCGCCAGGTACGCCGATGACGATTTCGATGTTCGTGTGACGCCTGACGTTGACATGTCTCGTTGGCGTGCGGCGAAAAGGCGTATCGAGGATGATGGCATCGTCCAGAATGTTGAGATTCGTGGCGATGACTCCGATCTGAAACGTGTTCTTCGGGACATTGATAAACGTAAAGTATCCCCGAAAGTCGAGCTGACCGACGCTTTGCGTGATCTGCGAACGATGCGCAAGCAAGTTCAGTCTTCCGACAAGGCTGTTTCCGCGATGAACAAGCGTATCGCCAATGGTGGCGATGCTTGGCGCAAGGTCACGCTGAAAAGCAAATCGTATCAGGATGCGGTGAAACGCAACACGCGATTGACCACGGCATACGCGAACAAGCAGATCGACGTTTTGGATAACGTCAAGAAGCACATCCGCAGTATGCAGGATGCGATCGAGAAGGTCAAGCCTCTGGGCAGTTCCAACAATGTCTCGATGGCTCGCGCCAACCGTCTCGTCGAACAGCTCGACAATGCGATGCAGCAGTTGAAGCATGACAGCAAGGCGAACATCCGTGTTGACGTCAACGATGTTTCCGAGGTCGTCAACGTTCTCGAGAACGTGTCCAAGCGTCTGAAGCAGGTCGATGGGATGGACGCCCATGCGAAGGTCTATCTCGACGGCGCGAAAAGCATGGAACGCGAACTTGAAGCGTTGAAGCGGAAATTCCGCAGTCTTCCGAACGACATCGAGACCGACTACCGGTCAGCCATCGACAAGCTGAATCTTGCTGCGTTCCATGCCGGCAAGGACAAGAACTACCACTATGAGGTCAATCTTGATTTGGATGTGACCCGTGCGCGTGAGAAGGCCAAGAAGCTTCAAGAAGATTATAAGAAGCTTGAAATGGACATCGACCTTAAAACGGCTGGTGCCCGTACTCATCTTGCCATGCTCACCCGTCCTCGTTCCGTCGAGATTTACGCGAAACTCCATGCCACTGATTTCGGCAAAATGCTGGATGGCATGACGTATGGCGCGACAGGCTTGCGTGCTGTAAACAATCAATTCCAGAAATTCGTGAATTTCATGGACTCGCTGGATGAGAAGGTTCCGTTCTTTTCCGCATTGGGTACCGTGTTCGCCGGTGTTTCCGCTGGCGCTATCAACATGTCCCGTAGCGTGCTCGGCGTCGGCGCTTCGATTGTTTCCATGTCGAAGGCCGCATTGGCCGCTCCTGCCGCTCTCGTCGGATTGGGCGCCGCCTATGCGTCCGTGAAGATGATTTGGGGCGAAAAGGGCGCCACTTGGAGCGAGCAGATCGACATTGCATCCACGAAGCTGGGCAAGCTGTCCGACAGCGTGGTTAACGCGTTCTACGGTCAGGCCCGTCCGGCCATCCGTGGATTGGCTGATTCCATTGCCGACACGTTGATTCCCCAAATGTCAACTCTTGCCGACCATGAGGGACGAATCGTCGTCGGCATGACCAAGATGGTCAAGGAAGCCGATAAGACAAGCGTCGTATCCAGCATTTTCAACGATGTGAATAAGTCGTTGACTTATTTGGAACCGGGTGTTGAGAGCCTTGTCAAGGCTTTCCTGAATCTTGGCGATTCAACTAGCCAGTATCTCCCTCGTGCCACACGGTATGTGAGTGAGCTTGCGGATCAGTTCGCACGTTGGGTCGATAACGCACGCGCGTCCGGTGAGATTGAGAAGTCGATGCAGCGTGTCATTGAACAGGCTGGATATTTGAAGAATTCCGTGAAAGCGCTCATGGGTATTGCTTCCGGCTTGTATTCCGCTTTGGCTGAGGACCAGAATGGCATCCAAAGCTTCTCCAAGGAGTTGCAGAAGGCGGATAAGGCTGTCAATTCGGCAAAGTTCCAAGACACGTTGAAGTCGTGGGCCGTTGGCGCTAAAGTGGCGCAGTCCGCGATGCGTGATTCATTCTCCGAGATTGGTGACGCTGGCTATTCTCTGCGGCATACCGTGGGAAATGTTTTCGGTGATGCCGGTAGGACGATTGCTTCGTTCACTAAGAACGTGAGTCGTCTGTTGAAGAACAGTAGTGGTGGCATTTCTGATTTTTCGTCTGGTGTTTCCGGCGGTTTCCAGAAGGTGTTTGGCGCTGTTGGTGACGTGAGTCCGATGTTCAGCCAGCTGCTTTCGACTGTGGGACAGTTGTCTCGCACGTTCGGTGGCACGTTGGCTGCTTCGCTTCGAGCGTCTGCACCTTTGATTCAGGCTATCGCCACTGCCGCTGAGGCTGTCGCTAAGGCGTTCAGCTCTTTGCCTGAGCCTATTCAGGCCGCGTTGGGCGTGTTCGCCACGTTCGGCAAGGCGGGTAAGACCGCTTTGGACACGGTGAAGCTTGCTGTGGTCGAGAACACGATGAAGTCTCTGCAATGGCAGAAGGCTTTGATGGAGTTGGGCGTGACTTCCTCTGACACTGGTGTGTCGTTGAAAAACGTCGCTCAGGGGTGGGTGGCGTCTAATCCAGCTGTCTCCGAGTTCGTGTCGAAAGTCAGTTCCGCAGAGGGTGCGATGGGTAAGGTGAAGGCCGTCGCATCCGGTCTGGGTGGGATGCTCGCGTCTACGCTCGCCAGTCCGGTGACTTGGGGTATAGCGGCTATTACAGCTGCTATTTCAGCGTATTCCGATTATAATGCGAAGGCTCAGGCCACGGAGCGTGCGTCCGAGAACATTGCGACTGCGTTGGGTAAGATTCCAGATTCGGCAGCCGAAGCTGCCGGCGCATTATCCAATGTCGCTTCCGCGATTCAGGAGGCGTTCAAGGACAATAATTACGCGGAGACTGGGTTTAATTGGCTTGATGATTGGACTACTGGATTCAAGAACACTGCCGAAGCCGCCGACAAGTTGGGTATTTCGACCACTGATCTGAGTAAGGCTGCTAGTGGCAGTACGAAGGCTTATAACTCGATGATGAACCAGTTGAAGGCCACGTATGATGCGCACAGCACGTATTCAGCTACCGCGACTCAGAATTATGGCAATGAGGCTGGTGCGGCCAAGAAGCTCATTACCGTGATGGAGAAGGCACGTCAGCAGTATATTGATAATGCTGAAGCCACGTCCGTTGCCAATGGTCATGCTGTTGGCTATGCGAAGAACCTGATTGAGATGGGCGAGGATTCAGATTCGGTGTCCATCGCCATTGCGACACAATCTCAACGTCAGCAGATGTTGAACAGTGCCACTCAGAAGTACAACGACATCATCAACAATCAGCGTACCGCGCAGCAGAACGCTTTGAGCGTTGCTACGGAATATGGTCAGATTTACAACGGTTTGGGTGATTCCATCCAACGCATCAAGGAATTGGGCGTACAGAACGTTTGGGACAGTGCCGCGGACTCGTTCAATAACATGACCGAGGCTGGACAGTTGGCTCAGACCAGCTTGCAGAATCTCGCTACGACAGGCCATGATTGGCTTGAACAGTTGGTTGCTTCCGGCGCGTCAACCGATGAGGTGAATGCGAAACAGCAGGAATTGTCAACACAGTTCTACGAGACGGCGAAGGCGATGGGCGTCCCGGAGTCGGAGATTCAGAAACTGCAACAACTGTATGGGTTGACTCCTGAAGAGGTCAAGACATTGTTCAAGACCGAAACGGAACAGTCGAAGCAGAATCTGACATCCTACTTGTCTGATTTGCGGGCATTGTTCCCCGGCGAGGGCAATACGGCGATCTTCACCACGGTCCTTGACGGCATCAACAGCGGAGCATTGTCCAGCGCGGATGAGGTTCAATCAACCGTGAACAATCTCATGAACAATGCGAGCACAGACGGTTCAGGCAAATACACCATCGTGTTGGACGCAGACGGCAATCAGGCCGTTGTCGCTACCGATGAGGTCAGGAAACATGCCGACCTGTTCAAGAAAGGCACGGATGGCAATGGCTATACGACCAATCTGAAGGCTTCCGATCTTGCTTCGATGACCATTGACTATTTGAAAGGCGACGCCAACGCCTACGGTTCGTTGAGACCCACCGCGTCACTCGGCGCGAGGGACAACACCCAGCCGGCGAAACGCAGTGCTGAACGCACCGCGAACCAGTGGAATGGAAGCACGTATAACGCACAGTTCGGTGGAAATATTTCCGGTAGTTTCTGGGGAATGCTCGGCACTTTGTGGGCCGAGGGCAGAAGTTGGGCGAGCAGGACGTTCAACGCTATTTTCGGAACCAAGAGAGGACGCGCCACAGGCGGTGAGGTCGAGGGCGATAATGTGACCCGCACCGGCAGGATCGTCGGACGCGGAACGAACACGAGCGATTCCATCGCTTTGAACGATTCCACCGACGTGTCCACCGGTGAATATGTTGTGCGTGCCGCCGCAGTGCATAGCATGGAAGCCCTGTACGGCAAGGGAGTGATGAGCGCCATCAATGCGAGTGGCGACATCCCAAGCCAGTATTTGAAGAACGCGCGTCGTATGACTCGTGTTTCGATGCCTTCCATGGTTTCTGACTATTCGGCAGGTTCTTCCGATGATGTCAAGTTTGAAAGCGGCCCTACATACAACATCACGCAGAACTTCCAATATCCGACCATCACACCAATCTCGGTTCAGACGAATCAGAAGTTGGACAAGGCTGCGATGATCGGCATGTGAGAGGGGAGTATCGTGGCTTTTTCCACGTGTTTCTACAAGTTGAATAATGTTCCTCTTGATTCGGAGAACTGCATCGTCACTGTTGGCTCGACATTGTTGAGCGCCATCAGTGTTGACCGTACCGTTTCGACAGTTCCGCAACGGCATGGTTCTATCCCTTCCGGCATGACGCCTAGGTTTTCGGAACGTCAATTGTCGTTGCAGGTATGCGCTTGGGAGCCTGACGTGCTTGGTGAATCATCCAGGCTGATGCGGTTGTGCACGATGCCGAATCTTGTCATGAGTCGGATTATCGATGGTGTCGAGCAGCGTACCCGTGTCGAGTTGACCTCTTTGAGTCCTGATGATTCAAAGAGTCATCCGAACAGGTTTGTTCCGTTCACTGCCGTGTTCGCCATGCCTGACGTGTGGTGGCGTTCCGTCACGCATGAGACCGTCTCACTTCCTTTGAATGGCGGGAAGGTGATGTCCGGCGGTTCGGTGATGCCGTCCGCCGGATATTACACGTTCTGGCAGGGTGTTCCGAACGCTAGTCCGAGTGTGCTTTCCACTCAACTTCCGTATAGTTGCGGTGACGCTCCAATAACCGACATGGTGTTTCGTTTCCCGAAAGGTGTGACTGGCATAACGGTGAAGGATTCTGTATCCGGTACCGGTATTACATGGTCTGGCACGCGCGCGGATGCGCGGCCTTACCTGTATTTGGATGCGGGATCGTTGACTGCATGGAGTTCCGATAGTGATTCCGCATGGTCTGGCGGTTCTCAGAACGAGACAGTCGGATTGGATTATCTGCCTTCTGGAAGATTGCAGGTCGATCCTGACGTTTCAGGCGATTACAGAATCGCGGTCAAAGCCACTGGTTCGGGGAATGTGGCTTGCAGGTTCAAGAGAAGCTGGTGGTGATTTCCGCCAGCTTCTTCTTTTTTAAATTGAGAGGTGCTTGTGGGTAAGACTCTTAAATCTCGTCTTGTCGCATATCAGGCCAATGGAAGCAAGCTTGGATTGCTGCCTGAACCGACTTCCTATACAGTGTCGTTCACGCATGATGCCGTAGGCGCTTTGACCGTCAGCTATTCGCGTAAGGCTTTGCGTGGTGAGATTCTTGACCGGCGTCTTGAAACCGGTTTGGAAATCGCCGTGGAAGTGTCTGATGGTGGACGCTGGATTGAACCATATAATGGCCGGTTCGTCATCGCCTCACGTTCAAGGAACGCTTTGGACGTGTCCGACACGGTGTCGTTGACCGGCGTTTCCTACGGGTGGCTGTTGAAGAAGGCTTTGAATCTGGACACGTCCAGATTGGAGACCAGCGGAGACGAGAAAGGCACCCGTAAATTCGCGAACGCGAACGCTGGCACGATCATGCGCACGTTCATGGATGAGAATTGGAATCGTGGCGGCGTGAAAGTTGATTGCAGCCGGTTCACTTCCGGTGCCGATTCCGCTGGCAAACAGTGGGGCTACATGCTGCCGAGCATATATTACGATCTTGGCATTTCCATACAGGACGTGTTGGATTCGCTGGTGAACAACGGCTTATGCGATTGGCGTACCGATGCCCGGCAACTGCTGTTATGGAACGCCGATAGCGTCGCCGTCTGCCGTGACTTGTCCAAATCGTGTGTGGTGACGCTTGCGCAGGATGTGTCCGAAGCTCCTGACGATGAGAGTATTGATGGTCTGGCTTCCTCGATCCTTGTACGTGGCGACAATATTAATTTCCGCCAGGATAATCCGAACGCCCCGAAGCCTTGGGGCGGTTGGGAATTGTATTCAAGCCAACAGGGTGTGAACAAGAAGGAGACCGCCGAACATCTCATCAAACCGACGTTGGCTAACGCGGCTAGGGTTCGCGGACAGTACACGCGATCCGTGAACGTGGTCGAAGCGTCTTGTCTGCCGCTCATCGATTACACGATAGGCGATTGGATTACCGCGCCTACAGTGGCGAACCGTGAGAAGGTCCGTGTCCAACAGGTCACTTTGCAACTCGACTCGACTGGGTTCAAGGCTTCGCTGATTCTGAACGACAAGAATTATGATTCCTCGGTTCGTTTGACGAAGCGTATGAACGGTATTACCGGGGGCGCTCATCTTGGTGGCGCGTCTGGTGCGATTCCGGCTCCTGAAAAGGACCATCGCGTGCCGAAGGCTCCGCAGAATCTGTCGGCCAATTCCGACGCTTATATCAATGTGAACGGGTATGCGCGTGGCATGGTTACGGCCCGTTGGGATGATGTGACGTTGGCGACTGATGGCACCGCCATGGACATCACGTCGTATGCGGTCGAATATCGTGTGAACAAGACTGGGTATGAGTGGCATTCCGCTGGCACGACCACTGAGCATACGTTATCTTGGTCGAATCTGGATTGCGGTGTTCAGATTCTTATCAGAGTGCGTGCTGTCCCATCGTATTCAGATCAGATGGGCGAATGGTCCAGTGTATTCGCGTTGACCGTCGCCAAGGATACGACGCCGCCTCCGGTCCCATCCAAGCCGATTCTTTCTTCCGAGTTGGGCGTGGTTTCGGTTGCTTGGGATGGGAAAACCGCTGATGGTGGTTCTATGCCTATTGATTGGGATAGGAATATTCTCGGCGAACGTTTGGCTGATGGCGGTTTCAAGGAGATCGCGGCCGTCTCGACCGGTATCGGCGATTATGTGATTACTGGTTTGACGGCTGGCTCTTCGCACACATATGCGTTCCGTGCTGTCGATCATGCTGGCAATAAGTCTGACTGGTCTGCGATTGCCACTGTGACCGTGGCTTCCGCCGTCTCGCCTGATGAGGTCAAGCAGATTCAAAAGGATTTGGCCGACAATCAGACGGCGTTGAAGGACAATACGGCGAAGCTGACGCAGGCGCAGAAGGACATCCAAGCCAACAAGTCTAATCTCGACGCGGCGAATCAGACGCTCGCTCAAGCCAAGACCGACCTGACGCAGGCCCGGAAGGATATCGCGCAGACCAAGAGCGACCTGACCACCGCGAATGGCGAGATCAGCAAGGCGAAGGAGTCGGCGGCTCAAGCGTATGCCGAAGCCCACTCAAAGAATCACACTTTCCGTGGGCCTGACATGCCGAAGGACAATCTGATTGTCGGCGATTTGTGGCTCAAGACGCAGAAGTATTGGACGCGCTGGAAAGGGGAGAAGAACGCAAGCCCATCAATGCTTGCCGACTTCTACACCTACTGGACGGGCGAAGCCAATAATTCTCCTTCCGTGCTCGTGCCGCTGTCGGATCGCGTGATTGAGACGCTTGTCTGGGATGGTGCCGCGTGGAACCACATGGGCTATGCCGACGTGGAGCGCAATGCTGACGAAATCGCTCAGGCGAAGTCCGACATCGCGGATAACGCCGCGAAGACCACCGACGCGAGGAAGGCTGCTGAGAATGCCGCTGCCGCCGCGAAAAACGCGCAGGGCACGGCTGACACGGCCACTGGTGCGGCGAAGACCGCGCAGGATACCGCCAATGCCGCCCAGACCGCCGCGAAGAGCGCTACCGCCACCGCCGGTCAGGCCAAGGACACGGCCAATGCCGCCCAGACCGCAGCCGAAAGCGCGAAGAAGACCGCTGGCAATGCGGAGACACTGGCTAACACCGCCAATGAGTCCGCAAAGTCCGCCAAGTCCGACGCGGCTTCCGCCAAATCGGACGCTTCCACCGCGAAGACGGACGCGGCCAATGCCAAGACCACTGCCGCGAATGCGTCCAGTGTGGCGACCCAAGCCAAGGCCACGGCTGACAGTGCGGCACAGTCCGCCACGGACGCGGCCAATGCCGCGCAGAAGGCGAATACGGCTGCTGCCGCCGCCGCTGGTGTGGCGAACGGCAAGGCCGACGTGCTCATCCAGTCCACTGCGCCGGACGCTTCGATGCGCAAGCCGACTACCTTGTGGATTGACACCACCGGTGGCGCTAACACGCCGAAACGGTGGAACGGGTCGGCTTGGGTGGCGGTGACTGACAAGGCCGCTACCGATGCGGCAAACGCCGCCGTCAAGGCACATGCTGCCGCGCAGACGGCGCAATCCACCGCTGACAAGGCTCAGACCACAGCCGCCAACGCCGCCGCGCAGGCGAATCAGGCGCAGGCCGCCGCGAAGAAGGCGCAGACCACTGCTGACGGAAAGAATCTCATCTACCGTGGCCCGGACGAACCGAATCATGATGGTTTGAAGCCGGGTGACATGTGGTGGCGCACGCAGAAGTATTGGACGAGGTGGAAAGGCGAGAAAAACAACTCACCGAGCCTCTTGGCCGACTTCTACACCTACTGGCAGGGCGCTCCGAACAACAGTCCGAGCGTCTTGGTGCCCTTGTCCGATCGTGTGGTGGAAGTCCTGACGTGGGACGGTACGAGATTCGAGCCATTCGACCTCGTGGCGAACAACATCCTCGCTGCTGGCACGGTGGCCGCGAAGCATCTCGCCGTGGATTCCGTGACCGCCGAAAAGGTCAAGGCCAATGCCATCACGGCGGACAAGCTGGCGGCAAACTCGGTCACGACCGAGAAGCTGGTTTCCGATGCGGTGACCGCTGGCAAATTGGCGGCTGATTCGGTGCAGGCGCGGAATATCGTCGCACTGGCCATCACGTCCGACAAGATTGCAGCCAATTCCGTGACCACGGGCAAGCTGAAGGTCACGGAGGATATGACCGTGGCGCTGCTCACCGTCCACAAGATTCAGGCCGGAGAGATTGCGGCTAATGCCGTGACCACTGCTGCCTTGGCGGCTGGCGCGGTGGACGCGGATAAATTGGCTGCTAATTCGGTCAATGCGTCCAAGATTGTCACTGGTGCCATCACCGCCGACAAGCTCGCGGCAAACAGTGTGACGGCCGTCAAGATCGCGGCTGGCACTATCACGTCCGACAAGGTGGCGGCAGGCCAATTCAAAGGCTACGTCTTTACGGGCGCCGTCTTCCAAAGCTCCGAGGCCGCGAACACGGGAATGAAGCTCAACAGCAGCTCGTTGCGGATGTGGGATTCGGCTCATAACCAGACCGTCTACCTCGACGGTGAAGGCAAAAGCAACCTGCTGACCGGCACGTTCCAAACCCGCACGAGCGGGCACAGGGTGCGTATCAGTCCGGATTATCAGACCTACATCATCGGCGGATCTGAGACTTTCACCGGTGATGGCATCGAATTCCCGGCTTACAACGGGTCCACCGCCTACTTTTCGCATCCGGCCATTGCTTCTGTCATCCAGTCGAATCAGGTCGGCTCGATGGGCGAACTGGACTTGTGGAGCGGACACGTGAGCAAGAACGATCCCGCCGCGTTCATGTCTCTCAGATCGAAGCCGCGCAAGAAAGGCGGTACCGGCAGCGGCGGCGTCACATCCAGAGTGCATGCCGTGGCGAACACGGATTACGACGAGCCGGACGAGAGCAAGAAAAGCAGCGCTTTCCTCACTCTGGCCGGCGATAGCGCGAACGGTTCGGAGTGCTGGCTCGAAGCCGAAGACGGGAACGGCGAGGTCGGAGTCGGCGCGAACATCGGCACCGGATACGTGTATCTCGGCGGCTATCTTGGCGGCATCACGAACCGTTTTACGTTCCATGCCCAGGCTGCGTGGAAGGCGTGGTATCCGAATCCCGGCTCGAAGATTGCGACCGGCGCTTCCATGCAAGTCAATTGCACGTTCAGCCCCACAAAATACGGCCACTATTACGTTGTCGCTAACGCGGACAGCGATTGGGCGGGCATCATCGCGCACCCGATGAACACGGGCGGTCAGAGCGGCTTCACATTGAAGCTTTACAACGCCGACCAGCCTTGCCCGGTGGATGTTTACGCGGAATTCCTGGCTTATTTGGTCAAGTGATTGGAGGACATATTGTCATCGACTTTCGAACAGGATGAGAACGGCTTGTGCATCATCCGCTGCGATCCGCCGGTGAACGGGTCGGACAGTTTCGTTTTCACGCCCGATGTGCTCGTCTCGTGGAAGGCGCTGCTCGGCTTTGCTTCGATTCGGGAGGCGATCGCGGCGATCATGCAGGGCAGGGAGGACGTGAGCCGGTACGACCGCGCCACCGGCAGGGGCGTGTGGACCGGAGCGTTCGAGGCGTTGGAATCCGCTTTAACGGATTCCGCGACCGGCGTGAGCATGCTTGCGGACGATGGGGAAGTGTTGAATGACCCGCTGACCGCCGCGCGCAATAAGGCGCGTGAGGGCATGAATCTGCCGGTCATGTCTAATGAGACGGACGCGAATCTCATTGCCACACTGTCCGCTGATGACTCCGATGAGGAGCCGTCGAGTGGCATTGACGTGACCGTGACCAAGGACATTGAGGGATTGGACGATTTCCTCAATGACGAGTCCAGTCAATCAAATCTGGACGAGTGCGAGGAGAGATTTTACCAATCCCTCATGCCACGACCTCAAAACAACCAACAATAAGGAGATTGATTATGGCCGATGAGACCACTGAAACCACTGCCGATACCACTACTACCGTGACTCCCACCTCGTCTGGTGTGCTTGACTTGCGCCCACCGCAGGAGTCGGTGCGCGCGGAATTGTGCCGTTTGGGATTGGAGTTTTCCAGCACTGACGGCACTACCGAATCGTGGCGCGACTACAGCCGTGGCGTGCTTGCGACCTTCGATGATTCCGGCACCAGCGTGACTTTGACGGATGTGAAGACGAATCTCGGACGCACTTTGACGCTCGACGGGCTTAAGGCCGTGACTCGTATCGACACGATGACCGCCGCAGACTGACCCGTATTTCCCAGTTTTTTCAACCCCTGCAATCCACACGGATTGCGGGGGTTTCGTATTTAAGGAGACATTTTGACTCAGATTCCAGCCGACGCGAACGACGTCATCGACTCTCTTTCCGCGCAAATCGGCACTCTCACCAAGCAGATCGCAATCCTGACCAGTCAGCTCAACGCGGCCATGAAACTGATTCCGCAGGATGTGCTCGAAAGCGTGAAGGGAGACGAGAATGCAGAGGATTAACTGGTTCCCCGACCCGCTCATCACCGGAAAACTCTTCGCGGAAATCAACAATGGCGCAGCAAAAGCTGTTGTGGTCGCCGACAATAAGAATTGGCTCAGAGTCACCAGCACCGCGACCGGCGATAATTTCGGACAATTCTCACTGGTGGGCGGCCTCATCCCACCGGATGGCACGTATCACGTGCACGCCAGGGTATACGCGCAGAAGGCCGCCGCCAATTTCATCGTCTACAGCAACGTCAACTCCTCGTGGAAGCAGTTGCTGAACAAGCCGGTCGCCGACGGGCAAACCCTCACGGTGGACTCCGAGATCACGATTCCGGAAGGATGCCAGCATCTCCTCGTCAGGATGCAATTGGGGAGGGAGGTCGGCTTGATCGGCATGATGAGCGAAATCCTCATCGAATCGGCCGACACTTACGATAAAGCCGTGGGGGGGGCTTCCGGGCTTCTTCACCGGCGACACCATGCCACGCGACTGACGCCGCGCACCGGGACGGTGGTGCCCGATGACGGTCATGAACCTATGCACGAGCCCATCCTCGACCATCACCTTGCGAGCAGACAAGTGGGTGAATATCACGACCGCTCCGAGCGTGCGTTTGATGACATATTGGATCAGTGTCGAGGTGAATGTCACGGGCGGCACTATCTCGATTTCCGGAACACAGGGCGAATTCAGCGCACGCCAACGTGTCGGCTACCTGATGGGCATCGGCGATACCAATCCGGTATCAATGAGTTATCACGTCAAGTCAGGCAGTCCGACCGTCACCGTGACCAATATACTCATCTGCACGAAGGACGAATATCGAGCGAACAAGACCCTGCTCGACAGCATCGGATATTTCGACGGGGATACGATGCCACTCGCCTAACCCCTATGGGGGTGGTGGCATGACTCCCATCGTTAATCACTGCGTCATGCCGAAAGACGGTGTGAGCGTCAAGACGACGAACACGACACCATCGGACATCACCTTCACGGGGTTGACGGCGGGCGTGAAATACCATGTGAGCGTCGTCTGTTACATGCTGTCCACGAGTGGCGACAATCCGCGCTTGCGTCTCACCACCAATGGCAGTGATAGTGGGCTGGTCAGTTCGAATGGTCGCGTGGATTACGTCTTCACCGCCGCCAGCACCACTCACGGCATTCTCGTCGGTCTGAACAGTTGCACGGTCAATCTGAGCAAGGGCTTGTGCGTGCCTCAAGACCAGTGGCAGCAGCTCGTCTCGTTGGGATTGCCGGGCAATTATTTCGATGGCGACACCATGCCAAAAGATTAAACGATTTCAAGGAGATGTGATGTGTTTCAAACGTTTTTAGCAGGGTTTGGTGGTGTGGGCGGCGCGTGCGCGGTAATCACACTATGTCTCAAAATCTGGCCGGGGGCGCTCGAATCGCTTGCGACCGGGCTGTATGCCCACGTCAATCCCGAGCGCTTGCCGTATAACAGCGTGCTTTCCCAGCATTTCGCCAAAACCCGCCAATTAGGCGAACGCACGGAGCGCTTTGACGAGCGCATGGACGAACTCTGCCGCGACACGATCAAGAACACGCTCATCAGCCTCATCTACGGCGACCAAAGCCACGACCATTCCGAAGCCGTCCGATACGAGCTGGCTAAGCTCGAAAAACTCGACGCGCAATGCTGGATCATCTCAGCCGCCGAAAAATACCTGGAGGACCGGCAATGACACGTCTAGCCATCGCAGGCGGCATATACCTGCTGCTGCTCGCGCTCGTCATCGCGTTCAATCACGGCACGCATCAGAAGTCAGGCTCTCCGGCTGGCGCTGTCACCACGGACAAGCTGGTGGCTGACGCGGTTACGTCCGGCAAATTGGCCGCGAACAGCGTGCAGGCGCGGCACGTCACCGCTCTTGCGGTCACAGCCGACAAGCTCGCGGCCAACAGCGTGACGACCGCGAAGCTCAACGTCACGGAGGACATGACGGTCGCGCTGCTCAACGCGCACAGACATTGATTTTTCACACTTCAAAGCCATCCCACTTCGGGATGGCTTTTCTATTTGCCCCTGACTTGGGGGCGGGAAGGAGAGGATGTGGGCATCCTCGACAACAAAGGCAAGCCGAAGCACAAGCGTCTGCGTCGGCATATCGGCAAGCCGTTGACCGCGTTGGCTGCGGTGCTGTGCGTAGCTGTCGCGCCGGTCGCCAGCGCGAACATGAACGTCATCGACGTTTCCGGCTGGCAGTCCGCCGACGTGACGCGCGTGGTGGACGCCGACGCGGCCATCGTGAAGATCACCGAGGGTGGCGGCTACGTGAATCCGTCTTGGCGCAGCCAGACCGATTGGGCGCGGCAGACCGGCAAGGCTTGCGGCGGCTACCATTACGCGGACGGCGGCAACGTCACCGCCGAGGTCAACCATTATCTCAACCAGTTCAACGGCTATGTGGGCCAGTGCGTGCTCGCGTTGGACTGGGAGTCCAACGGCAACGCCGCTTGGGGCAACGGCGACTGGGTACGCCAGTGGGTCAACCAAGTGTATTCGCGTACCAAGGTTTGGCCCATCGTGTACGTGCAGGATTCCGCCGTATATCAGATTCCGTCCGACGTGCGCGCCCATTGCATGCTGTGGAAGGCTCAGTACGCTTCCATGAACGCGACCGGCTGGCAGTCCACTCCGTGGAATGCCGGCAGCAAGGGCGAGGGCATGGTGCAGTATGCGTCCACCGGCTATCTGAACGGTGTCGGCCCGTTGGATTTGAACCTGTTCTTCGGTGAGCGTGACGCATGGCAGAAGATCGCGAACGGCGATAGGGGTAAGACCCATGCCGAGGTGAGGCATGACCCGGTAAGACCGCAGGTCACCGTCACGCCGGACTACAATGACATGGCCACGAAGGTGATTCGCGGCGTGTACGGCAACGGCAATGAGCGTCGTCAGGCTCTTGGCGGTGCCTATGACACGGTGATGGCGATTGTGAACCAGCGTCTTGGCGGTTCTGGCGGCGCGCCTGCCGCCGTGAATTGCGGCAGCCTGTGCGTGACCGTCAAGTCCGGTGACACGTTGAGTTCCATCGCAGCTAGCAATGGTGGCTCGTGGAACCAGTGGACGGGATACCGTTCGGGTAATCCGAACGTCATCTACGCTGGCGAGACCGTCTGCCGTCGCGCCGCCGCGGCCAGTACGGCCACGGTCGCCACCGGTGGACGGTACGTGGTGCGTTCCGGCGACACCCTCGGCGGCATCGCCGCATATTACAGGGTCAACATGTACAGCATCCACGGGTACCGTTCCGGCAATCCGGCGTTGATCTATCCGGGCGAAACCCTCTACTGGTGATTGGAGTAACTATGGTCGATGAAGTCAAGGAGACTCAGAATGACGGCGAAAAGCCGCAGGAAGAAACTGGCGAGGAAAACAACTACATCCTGCCGGACGAAGCGTACAAGGTGCTGAAGTGGTTGGCGCTTATCGCGTTGCCCGCTTTGGCCGTGTTCGTGCATGTGGTAGGCCCAGCATGGAACCTTCCATGCGTTGACCAGATCGTGACCACGTTGAACGCTCTGGCCGTGCTGGTTGGCGCTTTGATCGGCGTCAGCGAGTTGAAGGCACGGTATTCCGAGTAGAAACCTTTCATTTCTCTAACATCATGTTGGAGAAGTGTAAGAATACTATGCCCAACTAGTACGTCCTGTACAAGTTTGCCCCTCTCTCAGCGATTACGCTGGGGGAGGGGCTTTTTGTGTTTCGCACGGTAGAATCATCATCATGACCAAGAAAGAGCATGATGATTTTTGGACGAAGTGGACGCGCGAGCTCACGAAGGATGTGAAGGCCGACAGGATACACGGCGGTGAAGCTGATTTCAGCCGAATGCATGGCGCAACATTGGACACTCAAGCCTTATACGACCTGCTGCCGAAAATCTGACCACACATTGCCCCTCTCTCAGCATTGCTGGGGGAGGGGCTTTTCTGCGTTTTAGGGCTTCTATTCGCCAGCCCGTTCTAGCTGCTTCAAGTCTAATGCGGAGTTCATTGTTTCCATCGCGGCCAACCGTTCTTTCAACCCGGCATGACGGTAGTGTTCGACCATCAGACGGCTGGAATGGCCCACGATTTCCTCGACCAGTCCGACATCCACGCCCATTGACATGAGGATGGTAACGACGGTATGACGGGTTTCGTGACGACTCCTATGCTCCGCATTGGGCACTCCCGCCGCTTCCAACAGTCTGCGGAACTGTTCGATATCCTCTTCCGGCTCGATAGGGGAGCCGTCATCATGACGGAACAGGAGTCCATGCGGGTTCGGTATTTCAGCGGTATCCACCAAGTATGCTTCGAGTGTCTGCGCCAATGCGGGAATGATTGGCACTTTCCTTCCACGCTTCGATTTCGGCGGGGTGAGACACCAGCGGCCTTGCAACTCGATCATGTCGAAGCCGTCTGGAATACGCCACCTCCATTGCGGACATGCGGCACCACGCTTGTATCCGCACGGGTACACGCCTTTACGGTCTGGTTCGCCGCAACCGTGCTCCTTCTTCAACTCCTCCAGTTTCCAGTTGACGGTGTATTCGCCGTAGGGGATGCCGTTTGCCGTGGTGGTCAGTTCGAGGTCTTGGAGTGAAGCCCCCAAGATTTCGCCGGGGCGCATACCGGTGCATAGTCTGAACCATTCCCTCGCGCCGTTCCGTATGCCTAGTTCGTTGGCGGCTTGGAGGATGCGTTTGGCTTCATCATCGGTGAATGCGGTACGCTCGTGCGCTTCGTTCTTGCGTTCGTCGGCAAGACTGATGTCCTTGTCCTTCGGAGTTGGAACGCCACCCATCGGATTCGTAGGAAGAATCCTATCCGCTACGGCCGCATTGCAAATCTGGTTCAACGTGGTGTGCGTCTGGCGGCGGAGACTGAGACTGGCCTTCACGTGCATTTTCTTACCATCGATGGTCTTCACGACGGTAAGACCATTTACGATGCGGTCGCAGACTGCGGCGTTCAGGTTCGACATTTTCTGTGAATGGTATGGGCGTAGATGCTTGCGGACGATGGTTCGATAGTTGGCGAAAGTCTTCGGGTCTGCATCCCTCTGCCGTCGTTCCAACCATTGTTCCGCATATGCGCCCAACGTGACTGACGTGTTGCTGGTGCTGCCGAATTTGGCTCGCTCTTGGAGCAGTTCGGTCAGACGCCGGTTCGCGTCGGCGTACTTCTTGCAGCTGTAGGTCTTCCCGTCGATCTTGAACTCGAAGCTGGGGTAAGCCTTGATTGTGCCATCGGCCAGCTTCTTTTTCCGTTCGACTTTGTATGGGTAGACGATGCCGTTTCTTGCTTTGCGTACCATGATTACCTCCTTGCTTCCATATTCTCAGACATTCTCAGACTTCCATTTGACCTTCACTTGCGGGTCAAGTGACCCTCAAGTGAGGTTAAACCGTTGGAATGAAGCCGTTTTGCCCAATCGTTCCAAGGGGTATTCTATCAGACTTTCTAACTGTTAATCGGACGGTCACTGGTTCAAGCCCAGTCGCAGGAGCCATTCGAAAAATCCCCTTGGAAACAAGGGGATTTTTTCATTTTCAACGACTCTTGGCATTTTTGGCCACCCTTCATGTTTATCCGTCGGCGGAAGCCGTGGTTCGTCCAGCCGTCCATGCGTATGATGAACGCACCGGGTCAATCAAACAAAGGAAGGAAGTCCATC